AGAGCAGGAGCCGGTTGGAGTTGTGCAGTGCGTGTCTATATCTGGCTACCCCATGCAGGATAGTCGTGGAGTCGAGTGGCTTTGTGCTGTCCCGGTTGGGTCAAAACTCTACACATCACCACCACAGCGCCCGTGGGTAGGGCTGACAAATAACGAATTGCAACCGATTGCTGATGAGTACCGAATTCTGTTTGGCGGGTGGGTTGAAGACTTTGCCCGAGCCATCGAAGCCAAACTCAAGGAGAAGAACACTTGAAGTGCCCAACTTGCAACACATGGACAACTGTCAGCGAGACTAGAAACAAGGAAGGCTATACACTACGCCGCCGAGAGTGCGGCAACGGCCATAAATTCATAACGGAAGAACATGTCAAACTTCAAAACTTGGACTCAAGAAAACCTAGCACAGTTCGCGCAAGCGGCAAGCGACAAGATGGTTGAGCAAGACGACCGGATTCAGCAGCTTCAGTGCGACCTCAAGGACGCCATTGAGGCGTACCGAGCGCTTATGCGAAAGGTCGAGTCCCAGCGCGGTCAATGATCAGCGCCTGACGGCGAGGGTAGGGGCTGATGCTGATGTGCGTCCAAGCGTCAAACTCACGGATGATCTGGTCAAACTGCAAGTCAGACGCAATGATGGCGCGCACAACTTGGTCTGGTGTCATGCCTGGCACCTTGAAGTCAGCCGCGTAGCCTAGACGGTGCTGGCTGGTGTCCTTGCTGCCTACGCTGTCGTTGACTTGCTTTGACCGGAAGGCGCTGTTGATCATAATCGGCTTGCCGTCCAGCGTGGTCTTGACTTGCTCCAAGAACTCAGCCAGCTTTTGCAAGTTGGCGAGTTCTTTTTCGTTGGGCGTGTTGTCGAACTGGCGGTGGCTGGTGGCGGTCAGTTCCGCAAGGGTAAAGTGTGGTGTCATTTTTTGCTCTTCATGTCCATAATTTTTTCAAGCGTGCGGCCACCGAAGTAGAAACTCATCACAAGCATGCCCCACTGGCCCAGCAGAGTGACGTAGACTTCGTTGGCATCTAGTTTGAAGGCGCTCATCATGGCAAACACGAAGTAGCCAATGAAGATAGCGACCAGCGTCATGGGCCTGATGTTCTTGGACAGCCAAGAGTCGCTGCTCATGTCCGACTTGAGCCGGTCAGTCAGGTTGTTTTGCTCGGTCTTGTACAAGTCCGTGTCGTTCGCCATCTTGGCTAACTCGCCGTCTTGCGCCATTTTGGTCAGTTCAAACTGGGCCTTGGCTTTGGCTTCTGGGTCAGGAATCAGTTTGTCGATGAGCTTACCGCCCACGTTTAGAAGTGCATCTAGTCCAATCATTGTTTACTCCTTGATAACATGGTTGCTGCGATTTGAAGCATGGCGCGGGTGCTGTCCATGTCTTCAGGCTGAGTAGCCCAGCCGACTGTGATCTGCCCAACAAAGCGTCCAGGCTCCGGCGGCACACTGATGCGGCAAGTGTAGGCCACGCCCTTGGCGATGTACCACAAGCCCATCTCCGACTGCGCCGATTTGTATTCGCTGCATGGAATCTCGTTTGCCATCAGCTTGACAACATCAGCGTTGTTGGCGGCGTTCTGGGTGAACAGGCCAACGTCCAGCCCGTCATTTGTTTTGTCCCTGCCGTTCTTTCCATAGGCGCGGTACAGAACCCGAGTGCCGAACATGCTGTTGACTTTGAAGACCGCGACCACCAGCGCGCCAGACTGCTTAAATAGGTGGGCGGCGGCGTCCTCTACGCGGTCTTCAGCAATGCTCGGAATCTTCTTGGACTCCTTGTAGGCGCCGATCAGAAGTTCTTGGTTCGTGTATACAAAGTAGCCGGCGAAGGTCAGGACGGCCATGAGCACCATTGCGAACAGCCGGAAGGGGCTGCTGACATACGCCAGCACCTTGTCAACTAGGCTAAGTTGCTCGGCGCTCATCTTTGCTGCTCAAGAATGCCGAGGCTAAAATAAAGGATGATGCCGAGCAAGCCAAAGAAGACAAGCGCCAACAGCGTAAGCTCAACCGCCTCATCCATTTCTGCTTTGCGCTTGTTCGCAGCCTCACGCTCACGTCTGGCGTCATGGGCCGACTCCACGTCCATCGCTGCCGCCCTAGACTTGATCTTGTTCCAGACGTCTATTTTCCCCGCCTGCATAAACAGGAGTTGCAACTCGTCCTCAAAGCGTTTGGCCTGATCCAAGGCCATTTCAATCTGGATGGCCGTGCCCATTGACGACTTGGACTTCTTGGCCTGAACAGCGGCTTTAGTGGCGGTGGACTTGGCGTCAAAGTACTTGCCCAGCACAGGCCCGAGCGACGATACATCGTCAACAGTTTTGCTGACCTTCTTGATCAGCGCGACCGCTGCCTGAATGCCTGCTAGCGCGGTAAGCGGGTCGATCATTTCTTCTCCCGCCACTGCAAGCACCAGACCTCTTTGCGGTCAGACGACCACGACCACCTCACGCACTCAAAAACTGGCGCTGTGATTGCCGGTGGTGGTGGAGGTAAGGCGTCCATATATCACTTGTCGGCCTTGGCTTCCAGCTTGTCAAAGATTTTACTGAGCATCTCTTTGATCTCGCGGGTGTCTTCGCGGTAGTCGTTGCGGGCCACGTAGGTGGTGGGCATCGCCCGCACGTCAGTGTCCAAGCGTTCTAGCGACCTAGTGATGCTGTTGAGCGTCCACCCGCCAAAGAAAGACGCCAGAACAACCGCGCCGTTGAACAAGACTTGGTAATCCATTATGGTCGTCCAGGCGCCATGTTGTTAAGCTGGATGCGGTTTTCGTTTGGCGGTGCAAGCGCGTTTGTAGCCCCGATAGCCGCCGCGCCCACTGACTTTTGCGCCCAACTCTTAGGGTCTGAAATAAGTTTCAGCACACGAACGCGCTCGGAAGCAGGCAGTGTATCCAACAGCGCCGCCGCGCCTTCTGGCGTCTTCATGGCCTCAGTCAATGTACCCAGCGTTTTCTTGCCAATCTTGTTTTCCAAAATTGACAACGCCTTGTTTGTCGTCGCCGCCACTGCGGTGATGTAGGACGGCAAGCGCATCTTGGACATGTTATCGAGCAGCAACTGTTTGAGCGCGTCTTGACCGCCAGCAACTTGTGATGCTATTTTGGCATCACGTAACACTTTAGCCGCTTGGTCTTGCAGCACATTGAGCGTGTTCTCGCTGACTTCTTTGGCGATGTCGTAGCTGCCAGGGCCAAGAATCTTTTCAACGGCCTCTGGTGTTTCGCCCTGCACCAGCTTAACAAACGCATCCTTGTTAGTCTTGAACAAGTTAAGCGCCTCACCAGTCAATTTGCGTTCGGCAATCTGACGCGACCCCTTGGCGTAGTCGGCCAAGTATTGTTTGTAGCCTACGCCGCCAGCCGCCTCAAGGGCATCGTCAATCAGAGGCTTGACTTTAGACAGCACGCCGGCTGCAAGGTTGCGCTGTGTGGTGGCATCAACGCCTGGGCGCAACTGCTGAATGGCCGCGTTGACAGAGTTCTTGCGGATGGCGTCCAAGGCCACGGCGTCAATCACACCGCCACTGCCAGTCCATTTGGCGATGTCATCGGCAACATTCTTAGCCGCGCCAGCCAGCAAATCGTTACCCGCAAACTCAGGCTTGTTGGCTACGCCGGCAATGCTTTGGGCTATCTTTGCGCCTTCTAGCGGCTTGATGCCAACTGCCCGCAGCGCGTCAGCCGCGCCTTGAGCAAACCGAGCGCCTTGGCCCAAGTCCAGCGAAGCGTTGGCAGCGCCCGTGGCCCACTCGTCGGCCATCTTAGCCAGATCGCCTTTGTAGGTGTACTTGGTGAAGCCAACAGGCACGCCTTTTTTAATCAGTTCAAGCCGGCCAGCCGCTTCGGCCAAGTTGCCCGCGTTAATTAGCCGGCGAACATTAGCAACTTCTTGTGCCGCTTCGGCGCTCAACTTGCCAGCCTGCGCTTCAAACGCAACAACATCTTTGCCCAAGTTGGCGCGGTTAAGCGCCGCCTCACGCATTGGCGTGGTGGTCTGCGCCAACGCTTTTTTGGCGGCTTCCGCTGTAGCGCGGGTTTCAGTAGCCGTAGCACCACCAGCCAGTTTAGCTAGCGCGTTCAACGACACTTCGCCTTGGGATTGCTCAAGCGCCGCAAGGAATCGCGGATCACGCTTGGTTACCCGATCAACAAGCGCTTGAAAAGTAGGGCTGTTGATGTCGGCGGCTGCTTGACCAGCAGTTAAAGGCTGGCCTTTTGCGGCCTTGAGCGCGTTCAGCACTTCCGGCAAATCTGGGCCAAGAGCGTTACGGGCAATCTCTGCGGCTTTTTGTTTTGGAATCTGGCGCATATCGGCAATCTTGCCGCCAACGTAGCCAAGCCCTTGGCCCACCACACGGCCACCGGCCTCAAACGTAGCGCCTTCAAGAACATTACGAATAGGCTCTACGACTTGTGCGGCGCCTTGTCGCGGTGCTTTACCACCAATGTAGATGTCGGCTAAGTTAAGCGCTTCTTTAGCCATGCCATAGCCAAGCCCCGCGCCGCCTACGGCGCCGGTAACTGTGCCAACACCAGGCGCTACCAGAGTACCCGCGCCAGCGCCAATTAAACCGCCGCCAGCCGCGCCCAACATTTCAACCGTAGGGGCGACAAACTCACGAACGCGCTCGTATGTTGTAGGTGGCTTACGTTCAGCCGGAATGCCACTGCTAGGCGCGGCAGCAACGGGCGCTGCCGTCAACCCAAACTTGCTACGGATAGCTAGTTGAGTCTCGGGGTTTGCGTTTACAAAGTTTGGGTCTTGCGGTGCAAACTTGTCAAAAATAGCCTGCTTAGTGGCCGCGTTTGCGCCAGTGTAGTTAGGGTCGCTAAGAAGGGAAGCCAAGCCAGCCATATCAATCCTTATTTCAGGAGCGGATTGTTGGTGTCAACGCCGCCGCCACCTGCCGGCGCGGCCATATCGGCAGAACCAAACTGATTTTTGCGGGCTTCCATCAAACGTATGATTTCATTCGCGGCGGCTTTGCGGATTTTTGTTGGCAACGATGGGTTAGCCAACTCACCTGCCGCTGCTTTGTAGGACTGCGTGTCTTTGTCAGACTGCGGGCCTTCAAACCGAGGCACCATCTTAAGAACCAGATCAGCAATGGGTGCGAGTTGACCGGCAGCAATTGCGCCTTCTGGGGCTTGACCAAAAAAGCCAGCGCCTACATCATACAAACGGCCAGCACCGCTGCCGGTAGATTTATCAATTAACCCGCCAACTTTGACCGCATCTTTCAATTCAAAAATGGCTTGGTTAATGTCTTTGCCCATCTGAACTTTTTGCGCTGCTGTTTTTTCAGCAAACGGCGAAAGTTTTCCTTTAGCCGTTGCACCGCCAACAGTAGACGGCGTGATCACGCCGGTATCCATGTTTACGATACCAAGGCTACCGTCACTGAGCGTCACTTGCTGTGTCCGTGGCGCTGCCTCGGGGCGCGGCGCGCGGGTAGCCGCGGCGCGGTCTTGCAAAAATTTCATAAATGCAGGGTCTGTTTTAGCGCGCTCAAATTCCGCAACGCTTACTGGCGGCGCGGCGGGCGCGGCGGTAACTGTTCCAACGCTGCCCTCTACTGGCGTTGAAACGCCGCCAAAAGCTGGAGTGCTTAATATCCGTGCAGTGCCGCCAAGAGTTTGTGGCGTCAAAACGGGTTTCAACTCGCTTGCGCTTGCGCCTTGGCTAGCCATAAACGCGCGCCGCTCACCAACTGGCATAGCCAAAATTCTGTCAACATTTGCGCCCAGCCTTAATTTTTCAGGCTCGGTAAATAGCGGGTTAGCCAGCAAATCTTCTTTAAACGCGGTAAGGTTTGCATCAGAAGGATTTTGGCTTGTGTCACGTTTTGCTTGGGCAATAAAATCGCCTTTAGCTTTTTGAACTTTAAACGCAGCTTCGCGTTGCGTTAGCGCTGCTGTGTCTTGCTTGGTCAAAGCCTCGCCATACGCCAAACCAGTTTTGCCGTATCGCGCTAACCCAGCCCGCGTTTGCGGGTTAGCTAAGTCAGCTTGTGCCAAGTAATTACGCAAGCCTTCTTCTTCGGTACGCGCGCGTTCGTACTCTTGCATCTTCAGCGCGTTCAGTTCTTGCGCTTGTCTGCCGCCTTGAATCTGTTGGATGGCGGCATAGTCAGCCAGCGCGTTCTGTTGCGGCAGTTCTACGCCGCGAAAACTCATCGCAATGTTGGGGTTTACGAGTGCCATGATTAGTAAGACCCTTCACCTAATTGTTCTAGCCCTGGCTGTTGTTGGCCGATAGCCCGTTGCAATAGCGCGTTGCGCTGTTGCCCTTGGCTGTAGTTCAAATATTGATTTAGACCCTGCGACAAAGCGTTTGCGCCGCCCATGTAACCAGAGGCACGGGCCTGCGCCCCCGCGCCAATAGCCTCACCTACATTGCTTGCCATTGTTTGACCGGCAGCGCCCAGTTGGGCTACAGAAGTCTGACCGACACCGGCCAAAGATTGCAGCGGATTAAGACGAGCCTGACGCTCAGTCTGGTAGCGATTAAAAGCGTTGGTGTACTCTTGGCTACCCATCTCTTGGCCGTAGCGTTGCGCGGCCTTCAGAGCGCCGCCAGAGATCAGGCCACCACGGGCAGCGGCTTGACGATCAAGTGCCTTCTGGCCTTCTGACAAACGAAAGCCGTAGCCAGGGTCAGCAGTAAACTGCTGCATGCCAAACGGCGTGTACCTAGACGCTGCTTCGAGTTCTGGCAATGCGCGAACACCGGCCTCACGAAACGGGGCTTGCAGTTCAACTTGACGCTCAAATTGTTCGCGTTGCAGTTCAGCCGCGCGATCAGCCGCACTGGCTTGCGTGCTTGCCGCGCTCCTAGCCGAACTAGCACCAATTGCGGCGCTTGCGACTGTTGCTGCTGCTATCCATCCGGCCATATTATTTCCCCTTGCGTTGCATTTTACGCGCTACCACATCACAGATGTCGTAGGTAAATTTGTTTGCTGTATCCAACCCAATTTGGTACAAAAAAGCACGGTAAGCAATTTTTGCTTTTTGTGCTTCTGTCCGACTATCGCCAAGCCCGCACTCGGGCACCACATACAAACGGTCTTCAAGTTCGGCAATGTCGGTGCAGTCGTCTGGATTGTCGTAAACATCAACCCACACCACTTCATCCTCAAACACTCTACCCGCCCGTTGCATACCTGCGGCAGCTTCAAATTCGCAAGGGCCGGTGAGCACTTTTACGCCGTCTTCTGTATTTACCGCAATTGTGCCTTTTTCTAGCCGAACGCGATAGGGCGTTTTGTGTTCCGCGCCCGTCAACACGACCCAAGGCGGGATCGTAATCTTGCGCTCGTAAACTTTTGGCAAAAACGTATGCTCTGTAACAATGTCCGCTTGCGGCATTTTAAGCAATTCATCTTGCAGCGCCAACACCTTGTCCGGCGTAACTTCCGCAAGGTTAAATTCTTGACCGCAAGCTAATTGCATCAGATTATTCCAAAAGCAGGTTGTTGTTGGATGCAGCTTGCATGATGACCCAATTTGTGCCGTCTGACACCATTGTCGCCCAATTTCCCACAACCGCCAAGAGGATCGCCGTTCCAGCCGAAGTGCTGTCAATTGGCACAACATTGCTGGATGCCGAGACAAGCGTTTGCGCCTGCATGTTCTTAAAAACTAACTGGCGCCCCACCCATGAAGCGGCTGCTGGCAGTGTGACCGTACAGGTTGAGCCTGACTTGTTGTTGATCAACCAGGTTTCGCCGTCGGCGACTGTAAAGTCAGCGGTCTTGGTGACCGGCGCAGCAACGCCTTGGTAGTCCGTATTAGCCACCGCAGCCGAGATGGCCGTGCCGTTGCCCTTGAGCAAGCCGGTGACGGTGGTGCTTAACGTGATTGCTGGCGTGGTGGTGGCCGTTGCCACCGTACCGGCCAGGCCATTGGCCGAGACAACCGACACGCTGGTAACCGTACCGCTGGTTGCTGGCGCGGCCCAAGTGGGGGCACTGCCTGTAGTAGCCGTTAGCACTTGGCCTGTTGTACCGGCAGCGGTAAAGGCATACGCCGTACCCGTACCATAGGCAACACCATTGGCTGTAGGAGTTGCTGTGCCATTTGTGCCACCGTTGGCAATAGGCAAAACACCACTGACATGGGTTGTCAGGCCAATTTTGCCCCACGCTGGCGCGACGCCCACGCCGCCCGAGATAAGCGCATTGCCAATAGCAACATCAGGCAGTTTTGCCAAAGTAGTTGTTGTGTTGGCGTACAACAGATCGCCGACAGCATAAGAGCCAAACCCTGTGCCGCCATTGGCCGCAATCAGCGTCCCTGCCAGCGTCACAGCGCCCGTGGTGGCCGCTGCGGGAGTCAGACCAGTAGCGCCGCCTGCAAACGACAGCACGCCCGTGTTGGCAACGGTGATTGTTCCAGCCCCGTTGGTGACTGATATGCCAGCACTAGTGCCTAGCGTGTTAAGGGTATACCCTGTGCCATTGCCGATCAGCAGTTGGCCGTTAGTAGGGATAGTACTTAGCCCTGTGCCGCCATTGGTAACCGGCGTGATGCCAAGCGCCCCGCCAGTAATGTTGTAGATGTTGTAGAACCAGCGATACCACTCACGCGAAACCGCCCCTGTGCGCTCGTCAGTAAGCGGCACGCGAGGCGGCGTGATCTGGGTATTAAGGTTAGGCATTGGTCGGGCTTATGATCAATTCCGCACCCATGATCGCTATTTTGTTAGGGTCAGTGCCTGAAAGTTCATAGACCCTATCGCGCAGCTTTAGGGTCATGCCCAGCCGCCGCCAAAAGGTTCGGTGCCCATACGCGCCAATTTTGCCGATCTTTGACCAGTGTTCGTTTGACCATGTGTGACCGCCGTCATCCGACCAGCGCAACATGACTTCGGGGTCAGAACCTTGGCCGGTATTTAGCCCCACGCCCGTCTCGCAATCAAGTTGCAGGCTGTGATGCGCGGTGCGCTTCAGGTTGTTCTGGCCGGTGGGCAGCGCCCGCCACGACCGCAGCCACTTTTGGATGTCGCCATTGTCAGCGTACACATCCAAGTCAAATGTGTAGATATTGCCGTTTGCAAAGTCGCCAACGATAATGTTGCCGCCAAAGTTGCACTGGCAATTGCTGCGGTGCCTCATAAATTCGCCATCAACAAAGCCAGCGCGTTCGTGCCAGGCTTGCGTGGCTACGTCGTACACCCAAGTGGCGTTGCCGCTTGGAAAGGTCAACACATAAAAAGCGTGGCCTTCTTGCTGGTAGGTGTAAGCAATCGCGTCCGAAATATTGCCGTACTGAGCAATGGCGTACTCTACCGCATGGGTTGAAATGCGAACACCAGTATAGCCGTTGGCGCGGTAGACGATGCCTTGCCCACGGGCGTCTGTGCCTAGCCAGAACAGGCCGTTGTCCATCTTGGCGATGGTGTACGCCGACACGCAGCCAATCTCGTTAAACGCGCCTTGGATGCGCTGCAAAGGGAAGTCAGCCGCGCCAGAGTCGTACCAAACTTCAACTGAATCAGTGCCAAACACCCACAGT